ATTTAATAGGCTTCTGATTATCAATATTACTTTACCTGCTATTTTAATTATTATTATGGCTAAAATAAAATAACAACAACTAAACTAAAATAAAATGACTAATAAAACCAAACTAAAAAAAATATTTTCTCGCAAGCCTAAAAAGACTGCTGAGGAGTTAAATAGCGAATTGATAACCGCCTCATCCAATAGCGATGTTAAGCAAGTCGCAAACTTGTTGAAAAAACATAATCTTGATGTTAATTTTCAATGTAAAAAGTGGCGTGGTCAAACCGCTTTGTTGTGCGCAACTAATATGAATATTGTAAATCTATTAATTGACGCGGGTGCAGATGTTAACGCACAATGCAACGAAGGAAATACAGTCTTACACTGGGCCTGCAGATGCGGAAACGTTGAGTTTGTGAAAGTATTACTTGAAAACGGAGCTGATATCAATCGAATAAATGATGTAAAAAATCAGTTTGGCAACACGCCGCTTGAGTTTACTAAAAAAATTAATTTCAATGGTAGCTACGATGACGTTATACAATTTCTTGAAGATTATAAAAAGACACAGATAATTAAAGAAGCGGTGCCGGACAAAGAGAAGTTAAAAGAGAAGTTAAAAGAGGCTATCTTTACTAATTACAATTGTGGTCGATCTATTGATGAGCGATATAATGATATTAAAAAGTTAATTGAAGACGGGGTTGATGTTAATGCTGAGGTCAGCGATACTGGTATTAAAGCTCTTATTGTTGCCGCTTGTGGCGGCTACATTAAGATTCTTAAGTTGTTACTCGATGCTGGCGCTGATATTAACGCTAAAGATAATTTTGGCTGGACAGCTCTTCACTGCGCAAGAGAAGTTGAGATCGCCAAACTTTTAATTGAGGCTGGCGCTGATATTAACGCTAAAGGTAATTTTGGCACAACGCCCCTAGGGAGCGTAAAGTCAAGTTTAAGACACGAATTCAGCAATGCAGAAGATCTTGCAAAAGTTGTAAAATTCTTAGAGGATTGCGCTGCAAAAAAACCGAAATCACCCAATGAACCGCCCCCTATTAAAATTCCTCCGCCAGTACCAGACGATTATGACACAAAGTCTTTATAGAGCAACTAAATCAAATAAAATAACATGACAAAATTTGGAAAAACTATAAGAAAAATGAGAATTGACCGCGATTTATCGTTAGAATCTATGGCTCGGGGCATTAAAATTTCACCTTCTTATCTTTCATCTATTGAAATGGGCAAGAGAGCTATCCCTCGATGCCTGCTTAAAAGGATTGAAAACTTAAAAATTTTTAACACAAAAGAATTAAAAGAAATTAAATCTTCTATCAATGATAGTATTGCGAAATTTAGCTTTAGACCAAAAAATGATTATCAAAGAAATTTAATGGTTATCTTAACTAAAAGTTTTAATGATTTAACTGCGACGCAAGTTGAAGCAATTTGTAAAATAATGGAAGAGCCTAGTGACACAACTACCTTGACAAATAAAAAAACATTTTTAACACTAGCAGAAGCGAAGAAGGGGTATTATTATGAATTTGAAGAGGGGGTTTATAAATATGCAAAAGATTGTAAATGGACTCTAATTGAAAATGGCGAGGTTTTAATTGATGGTGCTGACTGGGTTCATTGGGAAGCTTCAAGATCTTATCTATATTGTAACGATGATGAATATACTTTAATCGAAAATGGTAAAGTTTTGATTGATAATGTTGATAATGTCCAGCGGTATGAGCCGGGGCTTTATATATGCAAAAAAGATGGTAAATGGACGTTAATTGAACATGGGAAAGTTTTATTTGATAATGTTGATGATGTCCTTTGGTACAAACCAGGGTTTTATAGATATGTAATAGATGATAAAATGTTTCAGGTTAAAGACGGAATCACAGCTGAAATATATTAACTAACCTTCAAACTCTCGCTTTTTACGCTTAGCCCACGCTCTACCAACATCACCACCCCACAAATCCCAAGCAATGCGACCGTTTGAAGGAAAGCCTTTTTCACCTTGTCTAAATCCTTCGGCTTTTTTATCTACCTCATGGCGTGCAAAAAATGATATCATGCGGTTAATGGTGCGCTCCGACAATGATTTTCTATTTGATATATCTCTTGCTCTGGACACGCCAACGGCAGTGCCACCGCGTCCAAATTCACGCCGCCAATCTAGCGCCCTTGATGCTACCTTAGCCATATCGCCAGTAGGTGTAGTATTGACAGTTTTTGCAGCCTTAGTAAGTGGATCGACCGCCTCAACTTCATGTAAACTCATGCAACGGCAATTTATTGTATTTGCAGCTGATGCGGTTGAGTCTCTTGGCATTATCATGCTTTCACCATTTACAGAATAATAATCATTTACACCAACAACTTGACCATCTGCCATTCTATGAGGGTCTCTAGTCTTTGAGTCTAATATTGCAACCCATTCTTTAGTTACAGCAACTTGCTGACCGCTTGCAGTTACAAGCTCGGCATCATCGATCAACTCGGCTTCTGTCTGGCGCGCCCACGATTCGCCCAGCCCTACGTTTTGAAATGCGATTAAATCGCTTCTTGCCTTTGCGCGGTCTTGTAAGTTTAACTCAATATTTCTGGCTATAATATCATCTTGCTTGTCAATCGAGCGCGTTAATTGTGCGTTAGCGGTTGCAATCTGCCTGTCTATTCTCTTCAGATCATCGCTAGCCGCCTGCGCAATAAGCTCTAATCTGCTACGTTCTAATTTTTCGATCGCTTCCTGCTCTTTTGCAATTTGCGACGCAAACGCTGCCTCTTCTTGTTGTATAGATAGCTTAATCTCCTTATTATTAGTGCGAGTAATATAATCAAGTTGATTTTCGGATTCATTAGCAATAAACAGCGCGGACGCTGCTAAATAAGAATTATTAATTTCATTCACCTTTTCATCTAAACTTTCATCTTCTATAATTTCGGTTTGTTTAATTTCCAGATCGTGCCACCTACTTTTATTTTCAGCATCAAAAAATATAGCGTGCTTTTTCTCAATATTGCGTCTTAAGGTGTAACCAAACTTCTTAACGCCACGGCGCAAGCTATCACGAACTTGCTTTAAAAATTCAGGGCGGTAATTAGCGGTAATCTGACTAGGTGAAAAACCCTGTGAGGATAAATACAAGGCGCGGACATCTCTTGCCATATCCTTAAAAACTCGCTCAATACGCTTACCCTCGATCACCTCATATCTGATCTTTTCAGCGTTTATTGCAAATACATCATTTTTTTTATTGCCGCCTATCTTCATTACTAACTTTCTTTAGTGTAAATATCATCACCGTGCGCGTCTTTACATCGATACATTTTTGCGATAATATCTAGCTCTTGACTATCAACTGACTTCTCTTGCGCTGGTGCGACTGGTTGCGATCCTACTGGCACTTGATTAATAGGCTTGTAAACATCATCACCACCATTCGGCAAGTTAGGCATTCCCATTGATGATCTGATTTCATTATCGGTTGCAGCGTCAATTTTAGATAACGTAAGGGCGTTATTTACCTTGCGAGATTCAAGCGCTTCGATTGATGCAGGATCGTAAGTAAATGATAATTTTTCAGCACCTTTGTAACGTGGTAATAATGAATAATTAAGAAATGATAAAAATTCTTTAAGTAATGGCAAGACGGCGTTATCATATAATGCGAACTTAGCACTATCCATATTAGCGAACGTCATCGTATCAGTTGAAACCAAAGGCAGAGGAATGTTGAGAGCGTTGAAAGTAGTATTAAGATGCTGTTTTTGTAGATTAGCAAAATCCATATCTTGCATCGTTTGACTTAACGGAGTCCACTTAAAACCACCTTCTAATGTCAAAATTCTACCAGCGTTACCAGCGCCGCTTAATTTGTCTTTTATATCTTGCTTAATTTTGTTTTTTTGCTTATCTGTCATACCTAGACCACCGCTATTATCGTCAAAGGTCAATATACCACAAGGGCGAGCTTGGTTATTTAATAATGCTAAGTTGTGTTGGTTAGCTGATGAATATTGCAAAATCTCGCTTTCAACCGCGTCAAAAAATGAGTTACCGAATAAATGGTTATGGCCATAGTTTGGGTTCACGTTTCTAAGTTGAGTCAACTCGTTACCAGTGAAGCTATCATAAAATCTTTTATCCGCTTTTGATCTTTGATAATTTACGGCGTAGATATTACTATATTCGTAAGTCTCAGGGTAACCGTCGCGCTGGTTAGCTACAATATTTATATTTTGCGGTGATAAACATTCAAGCTCAACAGGCGCGCTGCGACTGGATTGGTTGCCGCCGATGATCTTCATGTAAGCGTTGCCAGTAACAATATAATTTAACAACATTGATTTCATAAACAAAGAGCCATTTTGAAACGGGTTAGGCTGCTTTAATAAATCAATTACAGGGTGTTTAGTGACATATTCGTTAGCTTTTTTATCAGTAGTTTTATCAAGCAAAACAATATCGATCGAACTGATTGCTTTTAAGATAATATTAGTAGGGGTGTAAACTACAGATTCGCCACGGTAATATTCAATGAACCTTCTAGCTGACCCTCTACCCTCAAAATCGTAAAGACTATCGAATTGACTGCCGGGTAAATACATTGATTTAATTTCTGGCTGCTGACTTACTACCTTTTTTTTGAATAATTTCTTTAA